GTTCTGGTGTTTCTACTTTTACTTCTTCTTTTGTTTCTGCTTGTTCGTTTGTCGGTTGAACTACCTCTGTTTCTTGCGTCATAAGACTCCTATTGGTTAATTGGTATCCTTTATCACTTGTTTATAATTAAATCAATATCTCTGGGTCATTTGGGTCATAGCCCAAAAAGTCATTTAATTCCTTTAAAGATATAGCTTTATTAGTTTGCATTGATGTTTTTAACATATCAGTTAAATCTTCTTTTGCTTCATCTGATAAAAGTACAGTATCTATGTCATATTCTTCTCCAAATTTATCTATATAATTTGCTAATATTTTTTCTAATTCCATTATAATAAATTACTCCTTTCATATAATTCTGTAAAAATTTTAGTTGTTTCTGGTGCATAATAATTCATTAATTTTGAGTAAATTTCTTTATTATCTGTATTTGATAATGCTGTAAAATTGGCAAATGCCTCTGTACTATGACCATAAGTTACTTCTCCATAACCTCTTTTGGCAGTTTCTGTGCTAAAAAATCTTTTGTAATATGTTAATTTATGTCCATAACCAATAGCATTATCACTAATTGCACCAACATAATCTGCAAACATTGAATCAAAATTAGTTCCAGCCTCTCTTGTAGATGCTGTAAATGTTTCTCCACTTTTTAATTTTAATTTTTTAAGTTTTCCATACCTTGATACAACTAATTTATTTTTTATTGCTAAAACATAATCAACTGTTTCTGTGAGCATTGGGTCATAAGTTATATTTCTTTCTCTAAACAATACTCTTAATTCATTTTTATTTAATGGAAATGATTTACTTTCTATTATGTCATCAAGAAATTTTGTTCTTATCGCTAATCTTTGGTCAAATGTTTTTCCTTGTATCTTGTTTCTTAAATCAATAAGTTCATCAGTATAATTAGTTAATCCAACATTTATGTTATCTTTTAAATTAATTCTATCTGCCATAATTTGTGTTTGTGCTGAATTACTTATTTGTAGGCCTTTAGGATTTTTTGTTTTGTCTAAAACATCATCAATTAATTTAGTTCCTAATATTTCTTTGTTTGCATTTGGTATAAATTTTTCTGCAAGTTTTCTATCTGTAAGTAATATTGTTCCCATATTGTGATCTATTTTATGACCATATTCATGGGCAAATACTCGTCTTGCTCTTAAATTATTTTCTATATTAAAATCACTTAAATTAACTGAATCATCTATTGGTCTATAAAATGCACCTCTTTTAACTTTACCAATGGGATATGGAGATTTAGGTACTTTACTTATCATTCTAGTAAAATTTGTAGCAACAGTTCCAAATGCTAATGGTAAATATTTTTTTTCATCAGAAGTAGTATCTCCAAATATAGATTGTGCTGGTTTTGTATCTTGTTTAGAATCTATTAAAGATACTGCATCATCTCCATCTTCCTCGTACCAATCAGGATTAACATAAGAAAACTGATGCCTACAATTATAACCACCTCTTACAATCATAGGGTTTCCACCTTTTTTACCTGACCAACTTCTAGTAGCCCAAATGTCTTGTATTTCTTCTATAGTAAATAATCCATTTGCTCTTTTGTTTAGACTTCCACTTATCATTCTTCTACATAAATCTCTTGTGGTTGGTATTACATCTCCATAGTATTTAACAAATGTAAGTCCAGCATCTTTAGACTTATTAAAGTTTAATGTTGCATCAAAATCTCTTAATGAGTCGTTTAGTATTTGACCAGCATATCTTTTCATATTCTCGCCAACTCTTGTTCTTGCATATTTACTTTGAAGTATCTTAACTGCACTATCTACTCTTGATGCTAATGCTGGGTTGTCTCTATTGTTCTTAACATAATCTACTAATCTATTTACTGCTGGGTCGCTAGAAGTAGCATAGATTCCATTAATAGATTCCCTTAATTCTTTCTCTAGTACAGTAAATTCAGTTCCAACTAATGTATTTTGATAGACTTTATCTGATAATATCCTTGTAAAGTTATTAGATACATCTTTAAACTGTGTGTAATATTGTTGTTTAAGATTCTTAACTAAAGCTAAATCTCCTTTTGTAAGTTCCTGAAATTCAGGTGGTATAAGGCCAATAGTCTTAAACTGTCTTTCTACTCTTTTAGCTTGTTCTCCAAATCCTTTTCTAACTACCCTATCTGCAAATGGTAGATACTCTTTATCAAGTATTGCTTTAATCTTTGGTCTTATTGCTACTGCACTTTGTAACTCAATTAATTTACCAGCTTGTCTTGGAAGTTGTTGATCTGCTAATGCTACAATCTGTGTTTCTATTCTATCAAGTGTTTGTGTAAGTTGTTTGTAGTATTCTATCTCTGCTCTCTCAATACCCTTGATTCGATAGTTAGTTAAGTCTTTTACAATATCTGCCATTTGTTCTAATTTTGTTCTGTCAAAAATCTAGTGTTTGCTAGGTTATATTTTATTTGACCTTTATATCAATTTTTAATAGATTTTATATATAAAAAAAAGGAGAGAGAAAATGACAAATAACAATCTAATATATAACAAAGAACACAACATAGAATATTTTAATTCTGAAAATATTAACTATGGTTCTCACGAAATGTGGAATAAAAATGAAAAAGCATTTCAAAACGCACCTCAAGGTAAATATGATGAACAATGTTGTATTTGTAATAAAGCTATGAATACTTACACAGGAAAAGGTTATCAAACTAGAGGTTATGCAAATCCATTATTATTAGTTCATAAAAAAGATCATGAGCATTTAGAAAAAAATTTAAGAGGTGCTGATATGGGTGCTTATTATGTGGGTTCTGAATGTGGTAAAAAAATTAAATCATCTTTAAAAGAATCTGGTTTAAATTGGAAAGATTATATTTACTACTTCGATAATAAATCTTAATTAATTAACTAACTAATGAAAGAGGCGATCTTAATGGTCGCCTTTTTTTTTATTCTATTGTTTCTTCTTCAACAGTTTCTTGTTGTACTTCGTCTTGTGTGAATTGACCTACTTCTGCTTGTGCATCTATCTCATCAAAGATTTCGTTTAACTTCTCATCATCATCAACTACTGCTCTAGCAATTTCTTTATCAACTTCTTTTGCAAATGTTGGAGAACCAATATCTAATGCTTTAGCTTGTTGGAAGTACATAAGATCACTTGCATAATCTCTAATGTTAAATGAATCAGGATAATTAATCTCTCCATCAAATGTAGCATTTTGAAACATAGCATATAGTTTAAATAATTGTTCTTCTGCTATTTGTAAGTTGTCAGCTTTTTCAGATAGTCTAGCATTAAGTAATTCAAATTCTGTTTGTAAAGCTACACCAGATGTAATCCCTGTCTTTTGAGTTCTTACTGCACCTGTATGAGCAATTCTGTTTATAGAATTTACTTTGCTATTTATAGAGTCCATGATTGCAGTTAAGTTTTGGCCAGATGGTTGTAGCAAATATGGTTTTAAGTTTGGTTCTAGTTCGTCAGGCATTTCTATAACTGCACCAGCACCAGCACTAGCATTAACGCTTGGAGTTTTAACTAATGATGGGTGGTTAGTTAATCTAATTAATTGTTCCATTTCAGAGTATTCGTTATAGATAGATTTTTGTAGATCAGCTATGTCAGTTAAATCTGATTGGCCAACTCCTCTTTTGTGAGATTTAGAATTGTACAAAATAACTGCTGGTATTTTACCAATCGTATTAGGTGCAGAATCTATTAATCTTGGTTCTTCTCTTTCAGCCATGTAAATAGTATCTATTCTATCAGGATACCAAAGACGCATATAAGTTCCACCCTCTCTATCTACTTCTTCTCTAATTTTTAAATAGTTAAGTTCGTACTTACCATTAAGTTGTCTTTCAAAATTCCAATCTAAAACATTCTCTGGTGTAACGATTGATAAGTATGGTCTAATATCTTGGTCTAGTTCTTCTGCTTGTGTGTTTGTATTTACATTTGGTTTATCTAAAATCATAAAACAATGACCATAAATAGACGCATAGTTTTGAGCCTGTTTAATTACAGAGTTTAAATTGTTACCCTCTAAATCAGCATCTTTTAAGAATGATTCTAAACTAGCTTCATCTTGCATAGAACCAAAATCTCTGCTTGGTCTAACTCTAAAAAGGAATGATGAATAAATTTGTATAATATTTTTGCAATGATTATCACATGGAGTGTTTGCTAGTCTTTGATTAAACTCGTTATCTAATTCTAAATTATATCTGTTAAGATACTGACCTATCATATAGTCATAACCACCATTGTATGATCTAAT